GGGCATTCTAAGGCTGGATGAAGCCGGGTGATTGACGTATGTCAACCGGCCTCACACTCCGCGAGACACGCCGCGTAGCCTGCCAGATCGACCGGCGTGTCGCTGCTCTTGGCTGTGCCTTGATGTCGGGCCAGCTTGTCAAGGATCATGATCTGCGCCCAGTCGGCCTCGGTGAGCGGCGCCCGCAGCTTGTCTGCGAAGATCGCGTTCACGGCCGCCACTGTCTTGGCGAAGTGCTCGCGGCACGGGCCGTATGTTTTCCGGCGAGCTCCGATCGTCGCCTTCGCAGTCTCGAGTAGCTGCTCCGCAGCGTTGTCAACCATGCGTGTCCTCCTGATCTCTTGAACGGCCAGCAATAGCCACGATGCTAGTGATCCGCTTGTACCAGTCCACCAGCACCCAGAAAATTTCCTTGCGGCGTATTCCGCCTGCTGCAGATCGTCGTCTGTGAGACGGTAGCCCGTCACGACGTTCGCACCCGGCCGGAAGCGATGCGGAAGTTTTCGACGTTGAACTCGCCGGCCTCGTTGACCTGGACCACGGCCGCCCCGTGGTTCCACTTGTTGAGCGGAGCGTAGGCGGGCCGCAAGTCGCACAGGCAGCCCGTCGAGAAGCAGACCGTCTCGGCCCCCATCATGTCGGGCTCACTGTGAATGCTCGTCCTGTGACCGTGTCCCTCGAGCACCGTGTGATGGAGACGCATATAGGCCCCCCTCGCTTGATTGACGGGCGAGCTGATGCCGTTGCCTTTCTCGTGGCCGTGGAGGATCGGGAGCCCGCCGGCCATCACGATCCGCTTCTCGGCCACCAAGTCGATCCCGAGCTCGTTGAGGGCAAGCCAGTTGTCGAGGCCCATGATCGGCGACGTCGACAACTCCGGGGCGTGCTGCCAGAGCCACTTCTCCCACCGCTCCTCGTGGTTGCCGGCCTTCGCCACGATCTTGATGTCGGGGAACTCGCCACGCAGCCAGCGGAGGAGCTGCTGGACCTGCTCGAGCTCGGCCAGGAAGTTCCGGTGCTTGGGATTCTTCTCGTGGCGGCTGATGGAATAGAAATCCGCGAAGTCACCGTTCAAGAGCAACGCGTCGATCTTGTGTTCGTGCAGGTGATCGACCGCGGCCCGGAGGGCGACGTCGTCGTGGTAGGGGCAGTGGATGTCGGACAGGATGCCGATCTTCCCAACTGTGGCCAGGTCGTAGACCGTCCACGGCACGGCCTGGCTCTTCGGCATCTCCACGCCCTGGCCAGGTGCTCGAGCTGCTCGACGAACGCCGCGGTCTTGAAGGGCGCGATGCTTATCACCCTTCTGACCAAACATCATCCGCACCCGAGACCGGGCAGCGTCGAGCGTAATCGCACCGTTACTCTGCTCGACCAGCTTCCTGGCAATCGACCGTGCCGGGTGGTCGGGGAATCGTTTGATCAGGTCGAGGGCCAGCTCGCTGATCGCGTCAAGGCTGTCTCGGCTTTTTCGTTCTGCTGCTGGCACGCTCCGCCCTCCGTGGTTTCGTTTCCGCCGGTCTCTTCAGATAGACGTCGCCGTTTTCGTCCGGGCTTAGGCAGCCCTCGACCTGGTCGTCGTCTGGCTGGCCGTAGCCGTCTGGGCTGCCGGTCCAGAATCGCTTCGCTGGTTTCTTCGCCATCGTCGCCTCCGGCTAGATGGTGGCATCAACAAAGCCCTGTAGAGCGGTCCGCGTGACGCTGCCCGGCGCCACCCAAGTAAGGCACCAGCCAAACGTGCCGACGCCTAGCGTGGCGGTCTGGGCACTGGAAAGCGCGACGTTGATCTTCCCGGCCGCAGCGTCCGGGATCGTGGTCGTGAACGTTGCCAGCGTGGCGCCCGTCACTGTCGAGGTGACGATCGCCGACGCTGTGTAGCCGGTCAGCGAGATGTCAAAGTCGAGCAGGCTGGAGAACGAGTCGCCAGCCCGCCAGCGGAGTTGCATCGGGCCGGGGAGTTGGTCATACGTTGCCATTGGCTATCTCCTGGTTGTTTACCCACGTCCCCGTCGACTCGTCGAGCGTCCAGCCTTCGCCGGGGCATGCCGGGTAGGGCGACTGATTCATGCCGATCACTGCTCCGCTCTCGTCTCGCACCTCCCACGTGTGCAGTCCGTCGATCATGCCGATGTAAGTAGTGTTCACGCTCATGAAAGCCTCGCGAACGGAATGATTCCGGCGGCGGACACAGAGGTAAAGCTGGTCGGCAGGTCTGACTGACTTGTGCGCTGGCCTGATCCTCTCGGCAACAATACCATCGCAAAACCCGAGCTGTTGGCCTGACCGACAATTTGCGGCATCGTTGTTCCAACACAGAGCACGCCAAATGCGTAACGCAAACCGGCAGTTAATGTATATGTGCTGGGCAGGCCACCACCCGTAGATAACGATCGCGTGTACGCCGTATTGGTTGCGGTGAATAATGTGGTGTCGTTGGCGATGGCCGCCACGAGCGTCCCAGTCGTCACGGCGTCGTCGTAGGTGTAAAGGCCCATGCGTGCCAGTGTTAAACCAGACGCCGCCGTGGTGCCGCCCGCGTGCATAGTTATTTGCGAAATTGTGCGAGTCACCAGCGGCGTGAAAAAGCACATCGCCATACTGCCACTGGTCAACGCAGGCTGACTGAACGCGAACAATCTTGGCAGCGTGTCAATCGCCGTGGCCTGCATGCCGAACAGATTGAGCAGATCAGCCTGAACCACTGCGCCAATGTTGGCGGGCGTAATAACATCAGAGCCGCCCGCGAAGTGCGTGCTGGCATGCGTGGTGGGCGTGCGCGAGTTAGACAATCGCGAGTCATTGCCGACTGTTACCGTCGCGCTTGTTGAACCCACCGGAATGCGCGCGAACGGAATCGTACCCTCGCCCAGATCACTCGCCGATCCGCTCGTCGCCACCGTGGCAAGCCCAGACACCTGCCCGGCTGTATGGGTGTGAGATGCCGCTGCGTAGCTCCCTGCTGCCTGCTTCGCGTCCAAGGCTGTCTGGAGCCCTGTCACGTCTGCGACGGCGTGATAATGCGTCGCAGGCGTCCGTGCGTCTGACAGCCTGCTATCGCCAGTCAGCACGACATTGGCTGAGAGCCTCGCATCAGCAAGCGTGCCGCTGGTCAGATCGGACGCTGATGTCGTCGCGGATGCAGCACTGCCAGCCGGCCCCTGTGCCCCTGTCGCTCCCGCAACGCCCTGCGGCCCTTGCGCGCCCGCCGGTCCCGCTGGGCCAGCGTCGCCCTGGTCGCCTTTCGCCCCGGCGGCTCCGGTCGCACCAGTGGCACCTGTGGCTCCCACAACACCTGCCGGCCCTTGGATGCCTTGCGCTCCCGTGGCACCAGCAACGCCTGCCGGCCCTTGCGGCCCAACGTCTCCCGTGTCGCCCTTGTCGCCCTTGGCTCCAGCTGCACCGGCAACGCCTTGAATGCCTTGCGGTCCTTGTGCCCCAGTGGCCCCAGCAGGCAGCACCAGGTTGAGCACCTGAGCCGGAGCCGTCCCGGTGATCGTCGCAGCGGCCGAGCTGCCGCCAGTCACGGTGCCGACCGTCAATGTGTTCGCTGGCCCTACGGCGCCAGTGCTGCCCGTTGGGCCAGCCGCACCAACAGGCCCCACGCCACCGCCCGCAGACACGGTCGAGCTCGAGCTCGTCACCGAGGCCGACACGGTCGAGCCAGCGACGGTGGCTGTGATTGGCTGTGAGGTAGTTGTAACATTCATTTTAAAAGACTGCTGTTATCACTCGCCCAATCGCCCACCGCATCGCTGCCTGCCCCGCGCGAGCAGAGAGCAGCAGCGCGGACGCTGCGGCGGTCAGGAGAGCGGCGAGGAAGATGGAGTCACGCACCGGGCACCTCGACCCACGACAGCGTTGCTTCGTCCCAGTAGTGGTTGCCTTCCGGCATCGGCGTTGGTGCTTGCCAATCATGGCTGGCGTCAAGCGTCCACGATGGAAAAGGCTGCGGCGAGACGAACACGTCATCCTCGGCGTTATAGCGGTAACCGATTCCGGCAAACTGTTTGCGGATGCTGTCGCTGTAGCTCGTCTGTACCCAGCGACCGCCGAGCAGCGACTCGCAGAACGCGATGCCCTTGGCCTCGCTCTCTACGCCGTTGTCGAGGAGTTCGTCGTTGTTGACAACGATTACTTGCGTGACGATGTTGTTTTCATCAAGTTGTGCAAAGTGCGCCATGATTAGAACGTGATGCTCCCGCTGCCTGTGAACTTGTAGAAGTTGTATCCACCGCTCTGCGTGACGGTCGGCGAGCCGGTGGTCGATGCGGCAGTGGCAGTAGTCCGAATTATCACAACGCCAGAGCCGCCGCCTACTCTCCAGTAGGGATCAGTGAAGCCGCCACCTCCGCCACCTGAGTTTTGGGCGCCTCCGGTTGCAGGAGCATAGTCAACGCCTCCAGACGGCCCGCCTCCACCCCAACCATAGCCGCCGCCGCCGAGGCCGCCGGTAGCAACGTTGTTCAAGGTAACCAACACGCCATCAGGATCACCGCTGGAGTAGTCCATGTAGCGATAAAAATTCATGCCGGAGCCACCGCCGCCTCCAGCGTAGTAATTCCCGTCAAGCCACTGAAGACCGTTGCCTCCGTTGCCGCCCCCGAAAGCGCCTACCCCCGGCAAGTCGTATGCTGCCTGCCCAGCCGCACCAGCGCCACCGCCGCCCCCACCGCCGCCAACATCGCCGTCATTTTGACCGCCGTTTCCGCCAGCATTGCCCTGACCAGATGTTCCGCTGCTTCCGGCCGCTTGCGTTGCGCTACTGCTATACGCAGCCGCGCCACCGCCGCCTGACCCACCGGTTGCTGAAGCGCCGTACGGACCCGCGCCGCCGCCGCCACCGGTCGCAGAGGCGATATCTCCAAAACTAGAGGTACTCCCGGAATACTGAGAGCCATATCTGTTGGCATCGGTGCCGCCGGGGCCACCAGCGCCTACAACGACTGCATAAGAGGCTCCGGGCGTCACCGTGACGGCGCTGCTCGCCAGATAACCACCCGCACCGCCGCCACCGCCCCGATAAACACCGCCGCCGCCGCCGCCAGCCACAACGAGGTAGGAGACTGAGACGCCGCCAGACGGCGTAACCGCGCTACTCGCCGCTGAATACGCACCAGTGCCCACGCCGTTCACGGCAGCAACGCGGAACGTGTACGCCGTGCCATTTGTCAGGCCCGTCACGGTCGCACTCGTCGCGGTCGATGTGCCGTCCGAGAACGTAGTCCACGTTGAGCCGCTGTTGCTGCTGTATTGCAAGACGTAATCAGTGATCGGAGCCTGTGCGATCACACCAGTGGGAGCCGTCCATGACAACAGTGCCTGACCATTTCCGGCCGTGGCTGTGACGCTGGTCGGCGCGGGCGGCAGGAACAAGTCCCAGCGTGAGTCGGAGCCACCGCCGCCTGAGCTACCCCCTGGCGCACCTTCTTGGTATCCCCACGCGCCGGGCAGGTTGTCGGCGTTGTAGCCACGCACGCGAAAAAACTGATTCCCTACGGTGCCGCTAAATCCGATTGAGGTGCCGGACACGTTGCCGCTAATGGTCGAATATGTTGACCCACCGCTGGCAACGTACTGGACCTCGTAATACGTCGCCACGCCGCCCGGGCTAGGATTCCAGCTAACAGTCACTCCGCCGTAAACGATCCCGCTCGGCGCGCCTGGCGCAGCCGCTGGGTCGTAGCTGCTGCTACGAGCAAGCACGCCGTCCGTGATCGTCAGCCCGCTGCCAACCTTAACGCCACCAAGAACGCTGCTGGTGGCGGTCGGCAACGTGTAGGAACTGCCGCCACCGCTGGGAGTCGCCGCAGCCCACGCAGTGCCGTTCCACGTAGGCACCTGGCCCGTGGTTGCAGACGACTGCGTCAGGTTCGCCAGCGAGTGCGTGTGGCTTGTCGCGGCCTTGCCGTCCAGTGCGGTCTGCGTGGCAGTGCTGATCGGCTTTGCCGTGTCTGCCGTGTTGTCCACGCTGCCTAGGCCCACGTCAGCCTTGGCGAGCGTCACCGTGCCCGTGCGACCCGCAACGCTCTGAACTGGAGACGCCGCTGCCGCGCGAGTGTTGGTGTAGTACAGATTCGTGCTGCCCTCGGTGACGGAGTCCGTCGAGCCGGGCGAGGGCGAGATTTCGATGAACGTCGAGCCGCTCCAACGGTAAATCTTGTTGACGTTCGTGCCAGTGGACACAACGTAAATCTTGCCAACGTCGCCGGTGCTTGGCAGCGTGCCGCCAACGTCCACCACGTCGTCGACAAACGACGGGAGCGCGGAACTGGGTACGAGCCCATTTACCAGCGTGGCGTAAGTGCCCGCCGCCTGCTTGCCGTCCAAGGCAGTCTGTAGCCCCGTGACGTCGCTTACGGCGTGCGTGTGGGCAGACGGAGCGAAGGTCGAGGGGATGCCAGAGAGGGCAGAGTATGTGATCGACCCAACGGCGTGGACGTGGTCCGCACGAGCTGCTGACAGTGCCGTCCCTGCGCTCGCAACGCCAAGCGGCTGCGGAGTCTCGTCGGCAAGATTCGCCGCTGGTCCTGTCGCGCCCGCCGGGCCTTGCGCTCCGGTGTCGCCCTTCTGCAGGACCAGGTTCAGCGTCTGGTTGGGTGCCGTCCCCGTGATCGTCGCGGCAGCGGTGCCGCTGGTCACGGTGCCGATGGAAAGGCTGTTCGCCGGGCCGGCTGGCCCCTGGCTTCCGGTGTCGCCCTTGCTGCCAGTGGCGCCAGTGCTACCGACAGGCAGCACCAGGTTCAGCGTCTGCGACGGGGCCGTGCCCGTGATGGTGGCCGCGGCTGTGCCGCTGGTGACTGTGCCGATCGTCAGCGTGTTCGCTGGTCCGGTGGCGCCCTGCACGCCTTGAGGGCCGGTGGCCCCGGCTGGAGAGACGGTGACGGCCACAGTGTCGCCATTGGTGGCAACAATAGACGGGCCAGACTGGCCCGCGACGGTAACGATTACACTCACGGTGCCCTCGCTGTGAACGAGCCGGAAAGTACGGTCAGCGTGTACCCCGTGGCATCAGTCCATCGGAAGTACCAGCGGTATCCTGTGGCTGGGCTGAGCGCCGCCGTCTGTGTCTCTGTCAGCGAGATGGCCACAAGTCCGCCCGAGAGCGACGTGGCCGTGATTGCAAACGTGGCGGCCGTGGCTCCGATCGTGTACGCCCCTTGGCCCATTGAGCCGTCCGGGTTGGCAAACACGGGCGTGAACACCTTCGCCTCGAGCGTGTAGCCAGTCAGGTTGGTGGCAGTAGAAGACGACCCGGAGCCTGTCGAGAACGCCAAGGCGACGTTGAGCTCGTCGCCCTTCACGAACTCAATCGACATATCGGCCGGGGTCTGGACGAACGCTGTGGCCACGCCTGCCTCCGCGGTGGGTTAGGCTTTGAATTGTGGCTGTGGCAGTTGATCGTTGAAGTCAGGTTCCCGCTGCGGCTACGGCTTTCCTGGCGTTGCTGATCGCCCGCCGCACGAGCATCCTGCCCGCCACGCCGAGGAACGGCAGGCCGCGAGCCTCGGCCTGCTCGCGCAGCCAGCCGACGATTGTGTCGAGATTGGCCTCGCACCACTCGACGCCCTGGCGGTCCATCTCGGCGGCTCTGGCGTTGCAGGAGCAGTCCGGCGTGGCGGTGATGCCGACCTTGGCGAGGATCTTTTTTAGCTCGGTGCCGGGTCCGTGGGGCACACCAAACGCAACCGCTGGCGATGGAAGTGAATCTGCATTGATTACATGTCCATCGTACGACAGGTCCGCCAGCGTCGGCACCTCAGAAGGCTTCTGCGCATTGTCCTGCGGCATAACGATCACGCAATGCCTGAGAAGCCCATTGACAGCACTCTTGTGTCCGCAACGAACGCAGAGGCCGTTATCGCCAAAATCGCACAGCGTCTCTGTCATGATGCAGGAATCCGTACCGTTACCGTGCCGACACGCGGAAATGTGCTTTGGTCCAAATTGCGCTGCTGAAGCACAACATTTGAATACGTCAGCGATGTTTCGGAGTTGCTGCACATAGGAACACACGAGCCAGCGTCGTCTGGACGCGGAACGTTTAGTGCGGCACTGCCAATGACAGGGTCACCTTTTGGTCTGAAGTAGACTGTTGCCAAATAGACTGGCCGTCCGTCGCACCCGCAGTAATCCTTAACAGTGAAAGTCGAGAAGAATCCAGACCCAGCGTTTCTCCCCACGCCCAGTGTCAGGTCATAAGACCCTATGCTGAAAGTGGCTCCATAGAACCCCCGGGACCCGCCAAAGTAATTGTCGGGTATAAACGACCCGTAATCGTTCACACAAAAACGATTAGAAGCAGCCAGCGAGTAGCTGCCGGCAATAGGCAGATCGCCACCTTCGGCAATCGTGACAATCACCTCCTCGGGAGGGCACTTGCCTCCGAGGCATCCTTCTGAATCTGACCATTTAGACGGGGTGTCTCCTCCGCAAACAACAGCAGGCTCGGAGACATGCACTCCGCCCGGTGACACAGTTGCGAAGTTGCCAAAGTGATAGACGAAGCTGTCTTTTTCTGATTGCCATGACGCTGGCGAAGTGGCGTACGCAGCGCGCCCCCAAGTACCCAATGGATAGTCGCCGTTTATTTGTGATGAAACTGGCACGGTCCATCGAGAGTTAGCGTCAACCGGATACACAGAAAGCCGTGGCGCATACGTGCATGAATACCCTAGGCATGCAGCGCATGCGTCAAACCTATACCGCACACGGTCGCAAGGTTTTATCAGTATCGGATCACTCAAGTATGTATAGTTCGTCCCCTGCACGCGACGCAGCACGATAGGCTGTGAGAAGCGAAGCATGTGTGCATCGCATCCATTGCGAACTTTGTAAGGCGTGAAATACTCTATGACGCTATTCGGCGGAAGAAAGCCTGCGTACTTGCCAATCGCATACTCGCCGAAGCCGCCGTAGTATGGACGGCCTGGCGAGGGCCATCGCGGCCCTGCTGGACGAGCGGCAGTGTTTGTAAACGTCAGAGTCATCGTCTCAGGCGTCGAGATGGCTGCGGACGGGTCAAAGAAATTTGGTTCGCAACCGACGAGGCACTGGGTAGGGCCGAACTGGTTTAGGCTGCCAGGCGAGCGTTCTATCTTGAAAAACAGTGAACCAACGGTGTCAATTGGCTTTTTGTTGTATTCGTCAGGCGCTGTCGTGAAGGTGTTTGAAGACACGTCCTGTGGGCCTAGCTCCACCACATCGCTGGACAGCAACCCGTGCGAGCCAGTTCGCTCAAGAACAATCTCGCCGCCTTGGTACGTGAGCGTCGCTCTGACAAGCGACTCATCTACAAGCAGGGACAAACCAACGCCACCAACTGCAAACGGTGATGTGTTGCCGAGGACGGTGTTTATCGGTAGCGAAGTTGACGCAAGAAAGGTTGCGCCGTCGCCATTTATTACCCAAGAGTCAACGTCGGCCAGCGATCCCTGCCAGCCTTGACTCTTGAATACAAGACACCACGCACCGCAGCACGGACTACAGCTTCCGCCTAGCATTAGCCGCACTCCGCAGCGATAAGAATCCACTCCGTGCCAACATAGGCGATGGCACAAGCCTTGCTGCCGGTGCCACCTACTGCGGCGAAGTAGTTCCGGACGTTCGCGTATGTCACGCCGCTCGTCACGGCATCGGAGACGGTCTTGGTGCTACCCTTTGCCCACGGTGCTGTGAACGTGCCACGGACGATGCCTTGTGACGGTGACGCAACTGCAACAAGCGCCCATTCGCCACCAACGTAGGCTATTAAGCAATCCCTTTGGCCTGTTTCACTAATCGAATTGAAGTAGTTCTTCGCCTCGTAAGTCACAGCCGAGAGCGTGGCGTCCGTCACGGTCTTCGTGCTGCCCTTGGCCCACGAGCCGGAGAACTTCCCGCGGATGATGGCGTCGTCGCCGGCGGCCGACTGTCGGCCTGGTGCACCGATTGAGCGGTCGCCCTTCTCGACGGCCACGACGGCGCGAGCGATCCGCTGGGCGGCCTCCGGCGTGAAGGTCACCTTCCGCCCGGATTGTCGCGGAGGCTTGCCCATTAGCCTGGTGTCCCGAACACGGAGAAGTCGGTCTCTTTGTAGAGCTTGAACGTCAGGGCGTCGGGGGCCGAGCCAGCCGCCTTGGCCACGCCGCTGGCCAAGGCCACGGGGGCCTTCACGGGCTTCTTATCAGCACCGAGCACGGCGGCCCGCTTGGTGCCGGAGGCCGACGGCGTGCCGTCGCTCGTGACGAGCTCGTTAAACCCGACGTCCCACGGTTTGAAATCCCACGTCTCCGCCCGGTAGCAGAACTCCCACGTGGTTTCCCAGTAGGGCTTCGTCGTGTTGTCCGAGCTCGAGGTGGCCTCCTTCTTGGAAGCACTCTTGAACGCCACCTTCCAAGTCCGGGCTGGCGACTGATTCCACGTCGAGCTGTTGACTGTGTTGGATCGTGACTCGGCGATCGGCGACCATGACAGGTCCGGGTAGCACTTGGTCAGGTTGAGCGTCAACTCGCTCGACTCACGCTCGGCCCCCTCCAGCGGATCTTTCGCGGAGTTGACGATCTTGTTTCCATCCTTGTCTTCAAAGACCGGGATGGTGATCGTCGTGCCGCTGCCGGACCAACTATCCACGGGAAGGCCGGTGGACGGGCTCGGCGTGTTCTCGACGGGCGGGATGTAGTACCGCACCGTGATCGACCACATCATCCCGTCGCCGGATTCCTCGGTGCAGTCAAATTCCATTGCCTTGTGGCTTGGAAAGTCTGGGTGGCCGTCACCAAACACAACTTTGGGTTCCCGACAGATCAGCGTCCGCGGCGTGAACGGAGAATCGACACGCACGATCCACTTGCGGGTGAACGTGAACGACTCGCCATATTTGCCGCTCACGCCAGTGCCGCGGGCGGTTTCCAGACATGCCACGACTGCCATGCGTTACGCTCCCAGAATGCCGTAGGCTTCCATATCGTCGCCCTCGGAGACGGCGTCGCGGATCTGCTCGAGCACGCCGAGCTGCTGCTCCTGCACTTCGTCGCCGCTGCCACGCATCAGGCGGAACATCTCCGACATGCCCTCCTTCGATCGGCTGTCGGTCGCCTTGAGCGATTCGGCGGAAGCTCCCGTGAACGCTGGCTCGGCAGTCGGAGTGGCCGCCCCCTTCTGGCCGACGCCCGTCTCGGCAACGCTCCGGGCTGCGGCGTCTGCCCTGGCCTTGGCCATGCCGTCTGCCAGGATCGTCGACAGCGGCCCGGCTCCTTGGAACGTGCCGACGCTGCTGGCCCCGCCTGTGACTGCGTTGCCGGCAGCCGTCAGGGCCTTGCCTGCTGCGGCGTCGGCCTCCGACGAGAGCCGACCGGCAGAGTCCTCCATCGACTGGCCAAACTCGGCCCAGCCAGTGCCGGCCACAGAGTCGGGCAGGGCTTCCATGATCGCGGCGCCGTTTGCAATCACGCGAGAGATCAGGGCGGCCACGCCCTTGAAGACACTTTCGCCCACAAACCAGATTGACTGCAGACCGGACACGACACGATTAAAGACGTCAATCACAGTGCCGGCATATTCAAACGCTGAGCCGATGCCGCTGATCATCCAGTCGGCGATCCCTGCAAGGAACTGGGCACCCATCATGATGCCTTCGCCAATGAACTGGCCGATGTTTGCGCCGCCGATTCCGCCAATGAGATTCAAGAACGTATCGGTGACGCCTTGGATGGCGGGAGCCAAATAGGCCACGACCTGGCCGACAATGCCCTGTACTGCCATCTGTGCCTTAGCGAACGCGTCAGACATCGAGTTGACGCTGGCCGCCTGGTCGTTGGTGAGAGCCAGCCCAAACTTGGCCGCCTCGTCGGTGGCAGACGCAATCGCACCGGCGCCGCCCTCGAACATCGGAAGCAACTCGGCGGCGCCCTTGCCAAAGATCTGGAGCGCGGCCCGCGACCGCTCGGCAGCCGTCGGCAGTGCCGAGATGCCGTCGGCAATCGCCCGGAACCGCTCCGCAGGCGACAGCCCCTCGAGCTCCTGCACAGAGAGCCCGATGCCTGCAAATGCCGCCGTGGCCGTCTTGGAGCCCTGCGTGGCCTTGACGAACGCCACGTCCGCCTTCGTGACGGCCGCACCAATAGAGTCCATTGAGACGCCAACCTGAGCTCCTACAAACCCAAGGCCCGCCAGCTCGCCGTATGTCAGGCCCAGCCGCTTGGCCAGATCGCTCTGGCCGTCAATCACTTCAGCCTGGGCGGCGCCCATGCTGACGAACGAGCGGACGGAGTTGCCGACGGCCATTGAGATCTGGCCGAAGAGCTGGGCCGCTTGGATGGCGATCAGCGCGTTGAGCTTGCCGCCCAACTTCTCGACGCCGGAGCTCGCCGCGGATGTGGCGGCCGCCAACCCACGCGTTCCGCCCGTGGCTTGCCGCAGCTCGTCGTCGGCCCGGTCGACGGCCCGCGAGTAGGTGTCCTGCGAGATTGCACCGGCAGCCAGCAGGCCGCGGAGCCGCTGCACCTCGTCGCCATGCCGCTCCTCGGCCGTCCGCACAGACTGCGTGACGGCCGCCCCCTCGTTGAAGGTCTGGGCCATCATCTCCATCGCACGGCCGGCGGCCTCGAGCTCACGCCGCTCTCTCGCCGTCTCGCCCGTCAGATCGGCCATCGCCCTGGCGTGGGTCTCCTGCGAGATCACGCCTTGGGCCAACAGCGAGTTGGCCTCGGCAATCGACCGCGAGGCCCCCTCCTCGGCAGTGGCGTATTTGTTCGTCATCGCCGCACCGGCAGAGACAGCAGCGCCGGCCGACTCTGCGGCCACGCCGATCAGGTTCATCTTGTTGGCAAAGTCTTGGGCCGTGATCCGGCCGGCCGCGAGGGCCTGCTGGGCAAGGAGGGCAAGCCGCTGGAACTGGCCGAGCTTCGTGGCGGCCACCTCCGCTGCCGGGCCGACGGCACCGACTCCAGCAGACGCGACGCCCTGCATTCCCTCAAAGATTCCCTTGAGCGTGCCGGCCTCGCCGCCGAGCTGGCGGAATGATCGAATGGCATCCGACACGCCAGCCCGTAGGCCAGACGTGCTGGCCGAGAACACGGCGGATACCTTGCCGATCGTTGCCACTGTCAGCCCTTCATTTGCTCGCGGAATGCTGGGATCTTCATCAGCTCACGTCTTAGTTCTTCCTCGGTCTGCGGCTTGTCGCGGTAGCTCGGCAGGAATCGCTCTTCGGCCTCCGGGTCTGGCTTTGCGCCCATGCCGGCTGCCGTCGTGAGCGACGTCCTGGCTGCCATCCGCCACGCGTCGCCAAACGGCTCGACCCGCCAATAGGCCATCCACCGTCGCAACTGCCGCAGCGTCAGCCGCTTCTTCCATTCCTCCGGGTCTGGTATTCCGAGCTCGAGGGCCAGCCGGTAGACAAACACGTCGTCCGGCCGGCTTCTTAGTTTTTTTCGAGTTCCTCAATTTCTGCGTCGGTGATCGACAAGAGCTTCTGGCCAGCCTGCCAGATCTCGTGCATGGCCTTGGCGTTCTTTTTGCCAAGCTTGGCCACGTCGGCATCGGTCGTGAACAGCCGGACGCCCTGCTCGTCGCACAGAAGCAGGCTGGCCAGCTTGGCACGCCAGCTTGCCCGCTTGCCCTGGTTAGAGGCGCAGTAGATCTCCCACTCGTCGCGGATGTCGGCCGTCGGGTCGAGGAGATACACCTCGCGGTTCCATGCCTTCACGTGCAGCTTCTGCGGCGCGCGGATGTCGTCGATGGACAAGATGTCTTCAGCCAATCCCATTGTTTTCCTCGTCAGCTAAAACCAGAGAACTGGAACACCGCGGCCCACACGATCAACTCGCCCTTGGCAAACTCGGCGTCGAGCGTTTCGAGAAACGCCTGACCGCTCAAGGTCTGGCCGGAGCCCCACGAGAACGAGAGGATGCCCGGCCCGCCGATGTCATTTCTGGCAAGGTCAGGCGATCCCAAGAACCGGGCCGTGATCGTGCCGGGCTCAATGCTCGTGACGTTGTACTGCTTGATCACGCGGGCGTCCTGGCCAGCACCGACAACCTGCGATCGCATACTGGTAACTTCGTGTTTGTTACCAACAGAGAAAGTCGGGTTGGCATTCTGCAGCACGCCGAGCACCTGGCCGCGGAACGACAGGACGGCGCCCTGACTGCTTGGAATGTTTGGCACGGGTCACCTCCCGGCCGATCAGGTGCCGGTCAGCTTGAACGTGGCGTTGCCCATGATCAGCTCGCCCACCGCGGCGGTCAGTTCGAAGTCCTCACAGACCGCGTTGCCGCTGATGCCGAGAGTCGAGCACGCGATCGCAGACGCAGTGCCGCGAGCCGGTGCAGTCGTGCCCATGTATTCCAGCGTGATCTGGTCGCCGTCGACGAGCGGGGCAGCCTGCAGTACGCGAGTTGAGCCAGCGGTCGCAGACAGCGGCGTCGTGTCGATGTAAGCCTGCGTCCGCTTTACCTTGACGTTCTTCGCCACAAACGTGACGCTGTTGAAAGTGAACGTCGTTCCCTGCGAATCAGCAATGGCCGGCATGGCTTACTCCTCCCAGCGGATTTGGTACGTGTGATCGACTGAATATGTCGGTTTGTCCTGACCCTCAAGGAAGTCCGGCGAGCCGTCGAGCTCGTCGGTGATCAGGCACTCCCGGATTGTCACGCCGTTGGCAGTGCCGTTGAAGTTGTGAAGAGCGGCGCGCACCAAGTCCGCCAGGGCCTTCACGCCGGAGTAGGTGGCCGCGTACACCAACACCGAGAACGTCGCGGACGGATTGACGTTCAGCGGCGTCGTGCCGGCCATGATCGTCTCGCGCTGCGTCGAGGTGCGGCCGTAAATCACGTAGGGCAGGGCAGCGCCCTCTGGGGCCTCCATCGGCCAGGCCAGACAGCCGCCGGCGGTCTCGATCGCAGACTTGAGCCACTGTTCTGGGTATGCCATCAGAATGTCTTTCCGGGGTTCTTGCCGCCCGCCACTTCCTTGGCGGCCTTGCCAAGCGCGTTGAGTAGTTCGCTTTTCAGCTTGGTCAGCGAAGGCCCGCCGTACTGCTGCAAGAAACGGTTAATCATCTGCTGCGGCCGGATGCCGCGGCGCGTGCCGTACTCCAGCCAGATCGCTTTGCGGCTGTTGAATCCGGCCTTGTAGCCGACCACGCCGTAGACCACGCCGTCGGCGTTGCGGCCGATGTATTTCGACTTGGTCGTGACGGCGCGCCGCAGCTCGCCCGTCGATTTGTTCTGCGGAACAAACGCCCCGGCCCGCCGGCGGCCTCGGCGAACGCCCAGCGGCGGAGTCACAGACCGCAGGATCGGCACGCCGTCTTTCACGGTCTGCTTCATCGCAGCCTGTAGGTGCTTCTTGGCAATGTGCCGCGGAAGCGCCGCATACCGGTCGATGAGAGCCTGGATTTCTTCCTCGGCGTTGTTTTCCCACTTCAGGAGCATTAGGTCGCCTTCTCCTCGCACGTGAGCTCGTGCTCTTGCCGCGGGCCGATCTCCACGACCGACGAGATGTAGAGATACCGGTCCCCCCGGCTCTTCCACCGCACACGCATCTTGCCGGTGATGCCCTCCACGTAGTGGCAGCGGACGATCCACGTGGCCGAGCCGCCGATGCGGCCCTGCCGCTGCGTCTCGGAGTAGCTGATCGACTCGACGGCCGCCCGCCTGGTTGCGTGCGTCGACCAGCTTGAGGTGGCCTCGCCGAACGCGTTTCGCGTCTCGGCTTGCTTCTCGATCACAACGGTCTCGCGGAGGCTTCCGGCTGGAATGGCCATCTACCACCTCCCGCTGACAGACTCGCTGGCCAGTAGCGTCTCGAACGCCAGCGGCACCGCCGACGGCCTGTCGGCCGATGAGGCCTCGCGGTTCGCGTAAAGGTGGCCCACGTACAGCAGGATGGCCGTGCGGAGCTGCGGCGAGACCTGGGCCTGGCCGGCCCAGTACGTGACCGTGAGCGTGGTAAGGTCCGACATCAACGGAGCGGATGAGAATCGGATCTGGCCGGCGTCGGCGTCGACCGTGTACGTGGACGAGCTCACGGCCGTGCCGTCGATGTCGATGGCCACCGGGTAGCTTCCGCCAGTCAGCACCGGCACCACCGGCAGGCCGAGCACCACCGGGCCGATGCCGTCAGGCCCACGGGTCCAGCCGGTGCCGTCGGTGGCGTCAAACTTCGCCCGGAGCTGCTGCGGTGCCAGGGCCACGCCCAGCCGCCGCTCGATCAGCCGGCGGGCCGTGGCAATCATCGACACAATCAGCGTGTCGTCGTCTTCCTGCTCGGGCAGGAGCGACAAGTGAGCCTTGGCCATTGCCAGCGAGACGGGCTCCACGATCGGCTGCGTGGCGTTTGCGAGAGAGCGGAGACGCATGGATCACCTCTCCAGCTTCGCGGTTCGCTTCTCCGGCTCGGGGGCGACTGCTCGCTCGACGATCGGGGCCTCGGTGGTTTCCACCGCGTAGCCCTCCTGCTCGAGCACCAGGGCGAAGTCGGGCAGTTTCTCGACGACGTCGCCGGCCTTGTGGCCCCAGCCGTCGCGGATGAATTTCATGTTTGGCACGGCGCGATTCCTTGGGGATAGAGATGCGGCCGGGGGCATTTGGCGCCCCCGGCCGCTCAGTTGGTCACGCTGCTGTTATTAGCTGGCAGCCTTGGCGAGCCGTCCGACGAACTCGGGGGCGTGGTTGGCCACGCCGAACCGGGTGTTCGCCACGTAGAGCACCTGGCGATTCCGCATCAGGATCTCTCGGCCGGCTTCGATTTCGAGGCCGCTGTCCTTCACGCCGATGACCGATGCCATCGAGAAGTCGCCGTAGAGAGCCAGCGTCGTCGCGGGCAGGCCCTTGACGAGGTAGACCGGGGCACCGAACACCGTCGGAACCACTCGGCCGCCGCCGACCGTCATGGTCGTCTGCTGGGCCGACCACAGCTTCATCAGGTCCACCCAGCCGGCACGGCTGGCGACCCACGAGCTGGTGCCCATCACGGTCTCGTCGACCTTGCCGACAACGTCAGCGAGGTTGTTGAGCGTGGTCGCGGCCGATGCCCCGACGGTGATGGTGTTGCCGCTGGCCACCGAGGCCGCGAGGCCGGTGATGGACGGGCTGGACGCGTTGCCGCCGAGCCACGTTGCGTCGAACTTCTGGGCGTAGGACAGAGCGAACCGCTCGGCCACGAGGCCCGCCACGTCGATCGGCGAGTCCTCGAGCAGGCTCCGGGACACGGCCACGCTGGCACGCATCTCGTAGAGGGTCAGGTCCGACACGCTCGTCGAGAGATCCTGATCGGTCGTCGCGGTGCCTTCACCGACGAACGACGCGGTGGCATCACCGACCTTCGGGAAGCTGATCTTGGCACCGGTGGGCCGGATGACCGTGGCGAGCTGCAGGCCCACCGACGCGTACTGGAGCCGGTTGACGATGGCGTTGTAGAGCTCGCCGATCACGTACTCGGCGCCCTTGGCGTCGTAGGTCGAGCTGGTCTCGCCCATCGCCCGGATTTCACCGGTGTAGAGCTGCCGCAGGTAGCCGCCCACCAGGCTGGCTGCCTTGGCGGACGAGTAGGCCTGGACGCCGGAGCGGATGTCCGCCCGCTCGCTGGTGACTTCGCCCTTCTCGACCGCGGCGCGGGGCTCGCTGTCGGAGACGTTGCTGAGCTTGGAACGAGCCGCCGAGAGCCGGGCCTCGATCGCGTTCTCGCGCTCGACGACCACGTTGAGCTCGTCCGCACGCGTCAGCGCCCTTTCCAGGGCGGCCGCCGCAGCGCCGTCCTTATCGTCGGCGGGATCGACGTTTCGCAGGTTTTCGATCTGCGGGATGAGGGCGGAGATTTCGTCCTGGGCGAGGCGGAGCTTATTCATGGTTGTCCTCGGGAATGTGGATCGGTGTCGTGAACGACTCGCACACTTTCGCCGGTCTCGGCTGGCCGTCGAAGTTGGCCCGTTCTACGGTAGATTTTTTCTGCACTTGCCGTCGGGGCACGTGCCGCACTTGCAAGCCCACCGGCTGCCGTCAGGCCGCACTGTGTAGCCTTTGCCACCGCAGGGGCAGGCGGCCGGGGCCGCTGGCTTCTCGGGCTCTCGTGCTGGCTCGACTGCCAGAGACGCATAGGCCACGGTCACGCAGCCAGCGGCCCTGGCACGCTCGGCGGCAATGCTCGACGGGTCGTGCGATGCCCACGCCAGCAGGTAGAGAATCCAGTGCCAGAGAGCGTGCATTTACCACCTCGCATTCGAGAGAACGAGATGGCCGTCGGTGCCAACGACCGCGTGGGCGAGCTGCACCTCGTCGGCATCGGGGGCCGGCTCCGCAAACAGCAGAGCCGTCAGGCCGAACCGTGCGGCCACGCCTGCCACCTTCGCCAGGAATCGCAGCACGGGCCGGTCGGGCCGCGGCGGCACTGGCCGGATCGGAGAGTCTGGGGCGGTGGCCAGCCACCACGTGGCAGCCACGATGATCACGGCAGCAACGGCCAGCTTCTTCTGGGAGTCAGACATTCGATTCGCTCCAGAGTCGGTGCAGGTACAGAACCACGACGGCGCCGATGATCGAGCCGACAAACCCAGCGGGGCCGGTGCCGAATGGCAGACCACCGGCCACGCTGCCAACCACGCCAACGGCGATCGTCGGCAGCCAGCCGGCCGGCAGCTTCGACGGCAGCAGGGCCTGGGCCACGGTGCCCACGATCGCCCCAAAGATCGCCCACAGAATCAGGTTCATTGTGCGAGCCCCCAGTCGGCGTTTTCGAGTTTCTTGTATTCAAACGTGGTGCCAGAGATTGCCCATGAGTCGCCCTGCCTCATGGCCGTTTCGATGTTGTCCTTGCTGGCCCAGAACGAGCCGTCGGGCTGATCGCTTGGCCAGCGTGGCCCCGCCACCCAGGACGTCTGCCAGGAGTTTTGGATCAGCGCGCCGTCGCGGCCGCCGCCGTTCTTCTGGTGCCGGATGCCCCAGACGAGCATGGCGTGGCTCCAGGACGTCCCGCGTGTCAGGAATCCATCGGAGTCACGCTGCCGCGGGGTCGGGCCGTAGCCCACCTGCGAGCAGACGGCCACCGGGTAGCCAGACTCCAGGGCCGATGCCAGCTCGTCCCACGTCTGCACCTGGGCGACTGCGTAGCACTTGTTCTGGTGGGCCAGCTTGGCGAGCTCAAGCGGCACGCCACGCGAGCCCCATTCACGCGAGAGCGGAATGGAGTAGGTCGTGAGATCGACTGAACCGTATGGCTTTCGGAACAGCACGCCGCCGACATCCGGCGTCTTGCACTTGCCGGAGATCCACCGAGCCGCGCCGAATCCGGTGGCGCCGTCGCCGCCGAACTGTGTCGGCTGGCCCATGCCGAACGTGCGGGCTCCGCCGTAGATCGGCTCGGTGGCCACGGCCGTCGGCGATGATCCCTTGCCGGCCAGCCAATCCGTCGCCAGTGCCGTTTGGCATCCGAGACCAAACGCAAACGAAACGCATGTCCCGGCGTTGCCCTGGTTCCAGCACTGCCACGGCTCGCCGTAGGTCCGCTGGTGGGCTTTGTTCGTGGCACGGTAGAGAAACACGTCGAGGCCCTTGGCCTGGCGGACGGCATCAGCACCGGCTTCTTGGAACGTGGGCTTGTCGAGCTCCTGCAGGAACGTCCGCACGCCCACGGGGTCGGGCCGGTAGCCGAACGAGTCATCGACGCGGCGTAGAACTCGGTGCGTGTAGTGGTCGATGACTGCGCCAAGAATGGCTGCGCAGATCACAAACGCGATTGCCGAGAATGTCCAGACGGCCTTGCGGCGAGACATCACTCAACGGCCTCCTCTGCCGCTTGGGCCAGCTCGCGTAGGGCGGCGCACCACTTGCCACGGGCCGCCGCGTCGATCGGCCCGCCGCTCGTGCCGACGGCCTGGTCGAGGAATCGCCCGGCGGCTGCCGAGACGTGCGGCTGATTGCGAGTGAAACTCTCAGGTAGAAACATGCCCTCGCTCGTGGCGATGCGGACGTCCTCGAGCTGGGCCGCGGTGGTGATCCGCGGGGCGGCTGCGGCGCCGTCTTTGTCGAGGGCCTCGGCCACGCCGCGGCACAGGCCAGCAAACGCCGCGGCGTCGTCCGGGGCCGATGGGCCGATGAACTTCCCGCGAAGGTCGAGGCCGGCGGCGGGTGTCGGGCGGTGGGTAGGCCGCGGCCAATTCTCCACGCAGGCCGCAAGCACCACGCCGCCGGCCAAAGCAGCAACGGCGATGTATCTCTGGCGATCGGTCATTTCTTCTCGCTCCCGTGCAGCAGGTCGAGCCACAACGTGTCGACGGCCTTGGAGGCCTCCTCGTCCAGCTTCTTGACGGCCGCCAGTTGGTCGCGGACCTCGAGCAGCGAGTCAATGGCCTCCCGGGCGTCTGGTGCCACAGGCGTGGCAGCCGGAGCCATTGCCGGGACGCGGAACAGATCCTCGGCCGACGGCATTGCGGGCAGAGACTTGGCGCCGCCCTTCGGCCAGAAGAGGAACGCGAGCGAGGCCAGGACGAGTAGGCCGGTGATCATGTGGAGCTCCTTGAGATTCTGAGAAGGGCCTCGACGGCACCGGCAGCGAGCGAGAGAACGAGCAGGCGAGCGGCCGGCCGCAGCAGCATCCACGCGGGCCACGTGGCCACCGGGACGGCCTTGTCGGCCAGTGAGTCGAACAACACGGCTGCGGCCGTGACGGCCACCTCGCGCTTCTGTGGCCCCGTGAGCGATGCCACAGCGTCCAGGCCAGCCACGGCCAGCCAGAGCATCTGCACGAGCAGCCGGCCAAACTCCTGCCACGTGAGGCCGTCTCGGGCCTGCTCGCGGGCAGACGCAAAGAACACGTTCAGCCGGGCCGACACGGTGGCGATTGATTCTTCTGCGATCATCGCTTCCGGCTCCAGATCTCGGTGGCTGGCACGAGCCGTTTCCGGCGGGCGTGGCAGCAGGTGCATTCCAGACGCTGGACCTGGTCGTCGCCGGCACGGCGCGACGTGATCACGCGGCAGCGGCTCCCGCACTTGCGGCACGACCTACTTGATTCGTGGGACATTCGACTTGAGCCTCGCAGAGATCAGCCGGGCCGATGCTGCTGTCAGTGCGTAGGACCAGCGGCGGCGCTTGTCGGCCGCCTCGTCGGCGACACGCTCGGCGAGCTGCTCGAGCTCGTGGCTGTTCAGGTTCTGCTGCCGCCAGGCGTCGAGCGACCGGAGAGCGGCCGACGACTGCGGATAGGCTGGCCGGGTCACGACAGAGACGTCGTACAGGTTGCCTACCTCGCTCACGGTCCGGACGGCCGAGCCGTCGGCCTCTTGCGTCCACGACTCGCCGCCGGGGGCCACCGAGAACGCGAAGGATGCCCCGTAGAGATCACCTCGACGGACGAGCGTCACGATGTCGCGGCCGAGCGTCGTGTCGGGCGGGCTGATCGAGTAGGCGAGCCCACGCTCGGAGATCGCCAGCTTCAGCGTATCGTTCGTGGTACGGCCGATGGGCTGGCCCTCGTGGTCGAACAGGGCCACAACGTCCATGCCGCCGCGCGGGTCGTTCCGGTGGCGGCCGACGACCTTGTCGAATGCGGTGGGCGCGAAGACCTCCCGGAAATTACCTAGGTCTTCGCTCTTGGAATTGAACGGCGGCGAAATGCCCTTGATGGTCGGCGAGGCCGCGGACCGCTCCTCGAGCTCAATCGGCTCAACGCCGGCTGGAACGTATCGCCGTTCGATTTCTTGATCAGGCATCGGTCGGCTCCGTTTCTGTTTGCGGAATGTCCTCGGGCTCGATCGTGTCGGCCGGGAACTGCGACCCGGTCGGCACGGCATCCGGGCCGGTGCCGGTGGCCGACGTGCCAAGCGGCGCGAAGCCGAGTTGCATGTAGGTCGTGTTTGCCGCCGGGTTCTCCAGCAGGTCGAGATCCTCAAGGTCGCGGAGCTCGTTGGGCGAGATCGCGCCGCAGTTGAAGAGGAACTGGTACAGGGCCACGCGGGCCTGGGTGTCACCGCGGAGCAGTGCCCGGCTGTCGAGGCGGCAGTAATGCCGGCCGTCCATCGGGTTGTCGTATGTCCGCAGGATCGACCGGTCGATCGCGCCCTCGAAACGCTTCTGCCACGGCAGCAGGCCGAACACGTGGGCGGTCACGAACTCCTGCTCGACGTTGCTGTACTTGGCCATCGCGTCGTCGCCCAGCAGCGTAGTCGGGATGCCGTAGACTCGGGCGATGTCGGGCAGCATCGACTTGCGAAGCTCCATGAACTGGTTGGCTTCGTTGCTGTTGCTGTCGATCGCCTTGAATTGCGTCTTCTTGGGCAGGATCGCGGTCGACCCGCGCTTCTTCGGGCCGCCGTAGATCTCACGCCACTGATCGCGGAAGCGGGCCTGAGCCTCAGCCGGGATGTCTTCCTGCGTTTCGATCACGCCGTCGGGCCGGGCGGAGTTGTCCCAGAACGAAGTCGCCGCCAGGTCGAGCTTTCGGGCCAGGGCCACGCTCGTGGCGCAGAGCTCGGCGGGTAGCTGGCCCTCGTAGCTGTTGTCACTCATCCAGCGGTAGTGAACGATCTCGCTCTGTTGAAAATCCTTGTACGTTCCACGCGGCAGCAGGTAGCGGTAGATGAGCCCGTCAGCGCCCTTCATGCACGTCATGCGGCTGGGGTGCAGCGGCTCCAGCGACGAGCAGAACCCATTGTCGCCGGCGACGATCCGCGAGTAGGCCCGGCCGTACAGGGCGAGGTGGTAGGACGTGGTTTCCTTGTACTCAAAGTCAGACTGCCACGAGTTGGGCCGCCACGTGAGAACGTCGTAGCAGGGCAGGTCATGGCAGTGCGTCTTCGGGAAGCCAGGCCGGCGGCGGATGATCTCGGTGGGCATACACGCCAGCGAGCTGGCGATGAACCGCACGCACGCCAGAATGCACGTCACGCGGACGGCCACCTCGGCCGACATCGTGTCGGTCTGGAGGATCGCACCGATCGGCAGGTGGTCGGCCAGGGCACGCAAGTCGTACTTGGCGGTATTCTTGCCAGCCCGCGGCGCCCGCGGCTTGGCCGTCGTCTTTTTCACAGCTCGATTATTTGCCATGAGTCCGCACTAGCCTCCGGCTCCGCCGTCATCGAGACCGCCAGACCGCAAACGGCCGCGACGATCCCGTCCGTTTTCTCTTGGCTTCGCCCTTTGTCGGGCTTCATGTTGCCCTGGTGATCCACGTACAGACAGACGTTCGAGGCCATCCATGCCATGACCGGAGACGGGCACCGGAACTTCCGCTCGTGGATCATCACCTCGAGCAGTTTGCTAGGCGCCGTCATGCGGCCAACCGACTGTCCGATAGCGTGCACTTCCAGCCCTGATCGTTGAAGTTGCGTGGCAACGCTGCCCAAGTTCCACGGGTCGGCGCCAACGCCTCGGCACTGATGTTTCTGCGAGTAGGCAATGAGATCGGCCGCGACCTGGTCGTGGTCGAGACGCACGCCCGGCGTGGTCTTGATCCATCCTTCCGCGATCCACTGGCGCAGCGGAACGCGTGCTTCCTTCTCGCGCTCGGTGACGTTCTCCTCCGGCATCCAGAACATCGCCTCGGCGTCGTAGCCGCCCTGGCCGTCGGGGAAGAGCGCGACCGCTGCCGTCAGGTCGAGGTGGTCTGCTAGGTCAAGGCCGATGAAGCACGACCGGCCCTCCAGCGGTTGCGGTGGCGGCGCAACGCACGGGGCGTAGGCCTCGGGCGTGAACCACCGATTGTCCGGCGTGGTCCAGACGTTGAGCGAGTAGCGGAGCCAGCGCGACCGTTTGACAGGGTTGGTCAAGGAGTCCTGCCAGTCGGCCCGGAACTCCTCCTCTGGGAACGTGATCCCCATTGACGGGTTTGCCTTGCGCCAGACTTCTGGATCGTCAAAGTCATCGTCGGGCTTCGCCGCGTAGATCAGGCCGAAGAACGTCGGGTTGGCCGCTGGGTTGTTCATGGACAACTCGGCATCCTGCCACCACTGGTATCCGGGGCCTTTGCGGTCGTCGCCGGCCGTGCTGATCGCGAGCACCAGGCCGTTGGGGGTGGCACGTGTCGCGTAGGTCAACGCAGAGACGAGCTCGTCGGTACGGTGGGCGTGGATCTCGTCGATGATCACGCTGCCGTTCAAGCCTTCGTTCCGCCATGCGTCAGCCGAGAGACAACGCAGAATATTCCCGTGTTTGCGGTTGCGAATAATGCTCTTTGAGTCAATCACCTCGAGCACCTTTGACAAAGGCGACGACTCCACAGACCGCTTGAGCATCCGGAACAAGATTCTGGCTTGCTCGCGGTCCACGGCCGCCGGGTAGACGTCGGCGTATGGCAGGTGAGACGTCAGCAGGTACTGGGCAAGCTGCGACATCAGGAACGTCTTCGCGTTCTTCTTTGGGACAAACACGGCGCCGCGCCGGTAGCGGAGCCGGCCGTCTGGACGCTTCCACCCAAACAAGGGCGCGATCACGTTGTCGCGGTGCCACGGGATGATCTTCACCGGCTGCGGCGCGCCGCCATCCTGGCTCTGGAGCCGGCAGAACAGCTCAATGAAATCAGCCGGCCGCTTGGCAGCCTCGGCATCCCAGGTGTAGCCCGGCACGTACTCTGGCCGGTCGCTTCCCGGTTCAGCCGGTAAAGGCGCGGAGCGCGCGGTCTTCGTCCGTTTCGCCATCCGAAGTTGTAATTCCTGTTCTGGCCGATGGTGTTAGCCCGTACTCTTGTTCAATCCGCAGCATGGACGCGGCCAACTTCACAAACATCGTGGCCGCCGGCGACGACTGCATGTATCGGACCTTTCCGTCCTTGTCTCGCAGCACCAGCACATCCAGGCCTCGCCGCATCTGCTCAAGGTACTTCACCCACTGCTCGTACATCGTGCAGTACCTGGCAATCGCCTCGACGTCAGCCGGCGTTATGCACCGCATGGCCTGGAGCTTCGGAACCACTTCGTCCCACTTGGCACGGGACACGCCCACAACCCACTCAGGCGGCTCAATTGCGCCAGATTCCGGCACAGGCTCGCGGTCATTTAGCGGCCTTTTTCCTGGGTTTCCCCTCGCAATCCTGATGCTGCTCGGCTGCGGCCTCGGTCCTCGCTTGCCCATTGGTTTGCTCCCTTTTCAGCCATTGGTCAATCACTGCCTTGGCTACGCATTCAGTCATTCGCGGCGGAACGCTCATCCCGACCATGTATTTGCCGATCTTTTCGTCTTTAGCCACGTAGTCGTCCGGAAAAGACCCCAGGCGTTTCCACTCGCGGAACGTCAGACGGCGGCACTGGTCCCAGTGGGTGAACAGAGTGTGGTTAGAAGACAGCGTCGGCGCTGCATCATTTCCGTTTAGTCTCACGTGCTGAAACAACGACTGCCGCCCCTCTCTCCGCTGGACTGCTTCCGTGTAGCTCTTGCCCCTTGGAGTAAGCCGCCACCACTTCAAGTCCGAGGCAGCCGGCCCATTGTCCCGCATTTCATCCTTGGAAAGTTCTTGGATGTCTGCCGTTGCTTCAGCCGCTGTTATCACCCTTCCAGCCGGAGCCAGGACGAGCGGCGCACACTTTAAGTCTGCCCTAGCAGCACAGAAAAAGACGCGCTCCCTCTTCTGCGGCACTCCGCACCTGGCAGCATTCACTAGGAACACCTGCGGCCAGTAGCCAATCTCTCGCAGCCTGTCGCAGACTGCCTTCGTGTATCCCTTGGCATTGCCAACCAACATGCCCTTCACGTTCTCAGCAATCACAACACGCGGCTTGAGCTTTTCCGCCAGGTTGAGGAAGTCAAAGAACAGGTCAGATAACACCTGCTTCGCCTGTCCTTCGCGAAAGTGCTTTTCTTTGCCCCAGGATTTTTCTCTGCTCCCTGCCATGCTGAATGTCGAGCAGGGCGGCGATCCATCCAAGATGTCTAGGTCGTGCAGCTCTTCCGGCAGCGCTTCCCCAATCAGCTCGCCTATAGGGCACCTGTAGAACAACTTGGGCGCTAGGTTTTTCCTGTAGTGCCACTCCATTTCCGGGTCTATGTCATTTGCAGCCACTACATCACACCCAGCCAGCTTGTAGCCCATAGAAGACCCGCCACCGCAGGAGAACGTGGTCATGACGCGCACGCCACGCCGCTGCACTTCATGCAGTTGATCAAGAGTCCACGCACACGCAGGCTTGGTTTTACTTGCCATCAAATTGAAACCCACACTCCGGACAGCAGTGCTCCATCTCCATCGCAGAGACATCAACCTCTCGCGATCCGGTGGCAGTGTCAGTTTTCTCCTGCTTGTAGATGCCAGCCGCGTCGCCCATTTCAACAAACATTTCACTAAGGGCTTCGCTTGCAGCCTCCACGCTCTCTAGCAACTGCTTGAGGGCTGCCGTGTCTGTGTCTGCCATTGCAGACAGCGGGTCTAGCGACAGCAGGAGCTTGTCTGCCTCGGCCTCGTTCACGTCAAGGACCAGAACCGGCACGTGTTGTTCCGGTGTTGTTTCTGCCCGAAGATGGCCATCCACAAGCATCAGCCGCCCGTCCTTCAGCCTCCTGGCTAAGACCGCGTCCGCATAGCCAACCTCAGCCAGAATTCCCTTGATCGCTGCCTTCTGCTTCTCTGGATGCACTCGCCAGTTCTTTGGATTCGGGACAAGATCGGCGGCTCGCACTCGCTCAAGTGCCACAATTCGATCACGTATCTTCATCTTCACCCTCGCTGTTGTTGTTATTCCATGCGTGCCCGCATCGTGGGCATGTGACCACCCCGTCCTCGGCCGCAGGGCCGTCGCTGTCTGCCTTGCCTGCTTCCTGTTCCACGTAGAGCTTGGCGTCTGCCGCCAGGTCGGCGTACATCTGCTGCAGCCCCTCGCTGCCTGTGTCAACCTCTCGGAGCAGGGCATCAAGGGCCGTTGAGTTGGTCTCGGCCAGGGCCGCCAGAGGGTCCAGCGACAGGAGCAGCTTGTCGGCCTCGGCCTGGTCAATGTCCAGGACCAGAACCGGCACCTCCTGATCGGGCGTGGTCTCTGCCCGGAGGTGGCCGTCCACAAGCATCAGGGAGCCGTCTGGCAGCTCGCGGGCCAGGAGGGCGTCTGCGTAGCCAACCTCGGCCAGGATGCCACGCAGGGCGTCCTGCTGGGCCTTTGGATGGGTCCGCCAGTTCCTTGGGTTGGGCGTCAAATCCCCAGCCCGGACGCGGCGTAGCTCTTTTACTCTGTCTCGGATTTGCATGAGTTATCCCCCCCTAGTGAAAACCTGCGGAAATTCGTGCGGAGGGGGCATGGGGCTTTCCGTCGATGATCGTTTTGTCGACCACCCCCACCCCCCCCGGGGGGGTGCCTCACGCGTAGCCTTTGCGTCGTTGTTCGTCACGCGTTTTCCTTCCGTGGCATGAGCTGCACAGAACCTGCAGATTCAGATCCGCATCGGTGCCGTTGTCTTCGAGCGGCACGATGTGATCGACGTGTGCGTCCTTGCCGTAGCACACTTCGTTGCACGCTCTGCACGTGAACGCATCGCGCACAAGAATGCGTTGACGCTTCGCAGTCCAGTCCGCGGAAAGGTAGTGCGCTCGCTCCTTCGCTGGCTTCATGCCGCGCTGGTGCGGTGGTCTCCATCGTGGAATGGCATCAGGCATACGTGTATTCAATCGAGATCGTCGGGGTCGTGGAACTTAGGCCGCATGATCAGCAGCCGACGCTGATCGCATTCGGCCCGCCTGATTGCGATCTCCTCTGGTGTCGGATCGACTGGCGGGCCGCGACGTCCTCCGCGGCCCTGCCCACGCCGCAGGTCTTTGATCTGGTCCTTCATGCGGGCATAGATCAGCGATGTACACACGCCAGCCACGAACGCCATCTCCGAGCTCGTGCCGCCTCTCGCGTATGTCTTGCGGACTGCCGCCTCCTGCTCTGGTGTCAGGAATTTCTTGCGGCACTGCATCACGCGTCCTCTCGGATGGTGATGATCGTGCGGGCCTGTTCGTTCCTCGCGGCAAACCGTTTGCGGCAATGCCAGTCGACGACCTGGTCGTCGTCAGGAAAGAACCCGCAGTCTTTGAGGGCATCGGCCACGCCCTTCTGAATGTTGTCGCCGTCTCCCACAGGCCAGAGCGGCGCCTTCGGGCTGAGTCCATTTTTTAGCCAGTGCGACTTTGGCCGCTCGAACACAGCAATGATCGAGAGCACGGTGGGCACGCGCGGCATCTTCTGCCCGGACGCTTTGGCAGCGAGCTCAACGGCTCGCCTGTACGCATGAATCCGGTGCTTCTTCTCCGTGTATGCGTGGCCATGTCCGCCGCGTATTGTCACGCGGGCACGCGGCTGGGGCACTGGCTGCCCTGGCACCTCGAGCACGATGTCCATTCGTCTCCTCCTTGAGACGTGGACAATGGTGCATATTCAATTACACGAGTCTAGCGCGCATTCCACGCCAACCCGACGTTCGCCAGGGCATAGCCCAGCCACGCCAACGCCATGCCCGGATCGCCCTTGCGGAACTGGTCAACGCCGACCATCAGGTAGACGAAGCCCACGCACAGGATAAGGGTAGAGCTCATGGCAGCCTCGCTAGCAGGTTGCGGAGCGTGTCGGCGTCATGCGTGGCAACGCGGCCTGTTTCGACGGCAAACTCCAAGGCGTCGATCTCGGCTTCGGAAAGCCCCTCGCCTTTCGACGGTGGGCCATCTGTCTCCACGCATGGTGGAGCAGTCTGTGTATTACCGGTGCCAGTAGCGGGTAGCGTCACGGGTTTATCAGTCCCGCCGCATCCGCTCCCGCGAGATAGGGCAGCGGCGGCGAAGTAGTCACGGTCAGTCATTTCAGCCGCTCCAGCAACCCGCAAAGCGTGTCTTTGTATTTTTCGCGGTTGTGGCTCTGAGTCAATCTGGTCAGCGGCTTTCGCACTTCCGCAAACCACTCAATCGCCTCCCGCTCCTCGTCGGTGAGCGTGAAGTTCAGCGCGCAGTGCTGAGTCACCGTTCCGCGAACGTGCGGGCACACCGTTTCGCAGCCCTCTACTGCACCGTCTCGCAGTCGCTCGATTTCCTCGGCCATCACGATCCTCCGTCCGTTCTCGTCATTCACCGCACGAGCAGCTTCACTGCCGGTGGCACCCAGTGCTTCACCAGCTTGCCACTCAGTCCCAGCTCCCTGATCCTCCGTCGAACCCACGGGGAAGGGCGGAGGGAGTTCCTGCTGCAGCTTTCGTCCCACTTGCTCGGAGCCTGCGAGTCCTTGTCTCTGATCTTCAATTTCACGATGTGAATCCTTTCGCATCGATAGACCAACCAAAATGCCCAGTACAAACGTCGCGCCCTGCACCACAAATCCAATCGTGATGCACACCAACTGCTCAATCGTCATGGGGTCACCTCAATCCCTCGGGTGGCATTCGGCTTGCGCCTGATCCAGCCTTTCTTCTCAAGGGCCTCGAGGTGGACCACCACCCCGTTTGGGCTCTTGATCGACATCGCCCTGGCGATCTCGCGCACGGTCGGCGAGTAGAGCTCCATGTGGGCTTTGATGAAGTCGTACGCTTGTTGCTGCCGCGCGGTGAGCGCGGCCTTCTCGGCCGTCGTCATGTCGTTACCTCCTGTGGTTTGGCGTTTCGGTCTTTCTCGTCGGAGGGCAGGAGCCCGTCAGGGCTTCCGCCCTCAACGGTTCCTTGAGGAACCTTGAGGACAATTGAGGAATAGGGGTCACACCCTGTGCGCGCGCCGGTCACCACTCGTGACCCCTGCGCACACACCCCGTGACCGGCGCGCACACCGGGGGTGACCGGGGCGCACACTGGGGGTGACCGGGGGGCGGTCACGGCTCGTGACCGGGGTGGTGACGAGCCGTCATCCCCCTCCTTGGGGATGCAGAACCTGTACCGCTGTCGCTTTCCGTGCTCAGCTCGGCCGACCTCAATGATGCCCTCTTCGACCAGTTGGGCGATACCGCGACGGACGGTGTTAGGGTGGACGCCGGCCATAGCCGCCGCGCCTCGCATCGACATTCTGAATTGACAGGTCTTGTAGTCGGCCCAGCAAAGGGCAACGGCGAACACTAGTCGGCCCTCTGAGCGAAGACGCGCAAGTGCTCCACTGCGGATGATCCGCTCGTGTCGCCTCCGCATTTCGCCTCTAGCGGGCTTTTCGCTTCCTTGCGTCATTCATCACCCCCAGTTGTCAAAAGCCGCCTCGCGTCCAGCAGCGGCGTCTGTGAACGTCTGCAGCCGACCGTCGAACATCGTGTCAGCGTCAAGGCATTGTCCGTGCCTGTTCTTCTTGCAGGCCCACTTCACCGACCGCAGGCCGTCCTGGTCCTCGCGGTCCTCGGCAACTCCAAGCAGCAGCAGGTCGGCAGCAAAGTCGAGCTCGCTGGATTCCTTCCCGATTGCACCGATCCTGGTCTCGGCAGACACGATCTTGGACACGTTGGAGACACCGACCACGGCGACGCCGTGCTCGAGCGACAGCCGTCGAAGGCGACGGACAACGCCGTCGATCTCTGCCCGGCGGTCCTGGGCGTCTCCAAGCTCCACGAGCTGCACGTAGTCGATCACGACCAGCTTGGCCTTTGACTGAATGACTTCCGCTTCGATCCGGTCGATTGAGAGCGGTGGCTTGACGATCTTGAGCCGGTCGGCAATGTGCATGGCCAAGCTGATGACAGAACCGCGGGCCAGTTCTGTCCTCTGCTCGGCGCTCGACATGCTGACGGGTGCCTGAGACCCGCGGGTGGACCAGTGGCAGACGGCCCGCCTGGCGAACGCCTCCAGCGTCATTTCGCCAAGACACCAAATTGCCACAAGGCTCCGGTCGTGCTCCATTGCCCCCAGCAGCAGCTGCAGTGACAGGGCACTCTTGCCGACGGATGGAGGGGCAGCCAGCACGGTTAGGCCGCCAACTGGAAACCCACCGCCAAGGCGGTCGAATGGGTAAAACTGCGTGGGAATGGTCGGCACGGCCTCCATCCGCAGGTACTCGTCTAAGGCATCCTGTAGCGTTGGCGTCCTGCTGTCGGTCTCGATCGCACTTGCCGCATCCGACACGGCCCGAGCCGCTTCCGATATCTCGGCCGGAGAAGCACCGGTTTCCACGAGTGCGGACAGGTCTTGGGCTGCCCTCTCAGCCTGCAGCCTGCTGTAGTCCGCACGCAGCTCGTGGACGTACCTCTCGGCACCGAGGCTGTAGGCGCAGAAGTTAGCCGCGCCCTTTGCCAGAACGTCGATCACAAGGTCACGGCACTTTTCGTAGTGCTCGTCTCGCGTGATGTCACTGGTGGTTGGCTGCTCGCAAGCAGACACCACGCGACGCACCAGGCGGAAGGCATCGGCCGTGCCTTCACCGGAGAACATCTGCGGTGACAGTTTAAGTGATACCGCACGCCCACGGTCTGGGTTCTGCAAGGCCAGCTCGTAAAGAGCCGTCAACATGTCGAATTCAGTCTGTGGCACGTCGTAGCCGCCAAGCACTTTCATTTAGCAGCCCTCGCTTTGCATCACGCGAACCGCCTCCGATTCGCACATTGCCTTAATCTTCAGTAGGTCGCATGCAAGATCCGGCTTTTCCCGGACAGCCCAGTCAAGCGGCACCAGAGTCGCCTTTTTTGTCATCAAGAGCTCCTCGCCATCGTGTGAAGCGCATAGCCATCCGGTGTCGCCCATGCCAGCCAACGCTGGATTGATGAAAAGACGCCCTGCGTCGTTAAACGCAAACACGCCAAATCCTTTTCGCCAACGCCTGTGCGGCTTATCAGGCGACAACTCGAAACAGCGTCCAAAATGTGAGTTCATCAAGTGTTTCTCCATTCCCGCTCCCCGCGCCCGCTCGAGCTCGTTACCGTCCGCCCCGTCTCAACGATCCTGCCAGCCTTAGCCAACTCGTTGATCCGCTTGCCGATCTGATGCGGCAGCAGCCCGCACCGCGCCGCGATCCCGCTGGCCCCGGCCGGGCCGTCGAGCAGTGCCGCGAGGATCTGCCGCTGATGCTTCGTGGCCAGCCCGCCGGCCTGTGCTGCCGCCTGGTGCGACGTCACGGGGTCCGACGCCCTGGCTGCGCCGAACAGCGGCAGGCCCTCTTCGATCGGTGGCGTGATGTAGTGCGGTCGGCTCACTTGACGCCCCCCCCACTCCTAATTTTCAGCGTGCTGTAAACCACCGCCCGCGAGCATCCGATCCGCTCGGCGATGCAGTAGGCCGATACGCCCTCCGCGGCCAGCTTCTTGATTCTCTCGGGATCCACTTTCGGCCGTCCTGGCATGTGCCACCTCCTTGTGTATTGGCCCGGTTACGCCGGGCAGGCGGTCGAGTCACCGGGGAAGGCGAACAGACCCGGCCTCGACTGCGGTGGATTTATCCCTCTCCCGCTCGGGAGCCCAATCGGCTGGATGCAAACAGCCGGGCCAGGGCGGGCGCGTGATGTCACTCGTAGCGGATCACCGCGAACCAGCCGCGTGGACCGCGGGCCACGCCCTGCTCCACGATCCGGTAGCGGCCACGCTGGGCATCGCGAAAGAAACAACACGACTCGATCGCCTGACGGGCCGAGCTCGAGGAGAAGCCCACACCCTCACGTTTTCCGTTCAAGAACCGGCAGTGGGCCATCCGCCCAGTGCGGGCGTTCGTCTCGGCCTGCTGCTGTGCCGTCACAATGGTCGTCACCGTGAACACCTGCTCGGCCTGTGCCGTCGCAGCGCCCATCAGCAGGGCCAGCGTCATCAGAACCATGAATCTTGCGGACATAAGAAATCCCTCCTTGGAACCATCGAACTAGGGCAACGTGCCCAACTCACCACTCTCCTCCGAATCTGTAAGTCATCCGGTTGCTGTACTCGTCCTCTAGCCCGGCCTTCGTGGCCGCGGCTGCGTGTTGCGATCCGGGCTGGATCACGCACGGGTCGTACCGGGCGTTGCGCTTCGCGGCGATCTCCGCCAGGAGCTCATCAATGCCGGTAACCGACCCGCACTCCATGCGGCTGTTCTGGTTGTCCATGTGTTTCATTTCAGAATGGGATGTCGTCGGAGCCGATGGCCGGGGATGCCTGCTTGACCTTGGCGGCCGGCGTCCTGGCTGGACGCTTCGCGGCGGCCTCCTGCTCGAGCTGCTCGATGGGCAGGAACTTCCAGACGTTCACGAACAGCCGGCCGTTATTGCCTGCCCTGTGGCGGATCTCGGCCCTGACTCGGCGGCCGGTCAGGTCGTCTTTGTGCGTCTCCAACCATTCCTGCGGAGACAGTGCCAGGGCTGCCGCGAACTGCGACACGACCACATTGGCCCAGTTTTGATCCTTTTTGAGCGTGACCGTTACCCACCAGAACTTGCGGTCGTCGTGGGCCAGCTCAATCACGAGCTGCGTGGCGTCCTCGGCCACCGTCATGATCTTGAGCTCGTGCGTGTCCTCGGGCAGCTCCACCCGCTCGCCCCTCGGCGACGCCTGCTGCGGCTCATCTACTGAAATGTTCCAGTCCATCTGATTCCTTTCCTGTTGTTGTTTCTTCTTCCCTGCCCGCATTGCCGTCCACGAGTCATGCCACGCCATTGACCGCCCCCCTCGGCTCAATCACGTCATGCCGACGCGACACAGCGTCGTGAAGGTCGGCTGCCTCATCGGGCGACAGTTGGCCCTCGGAGACGAGAGCGTCGATCCGGTCGGCAATCTTTCCGAGCGTCCGCACACTGCCCGCCTGGCTGATGTGCGTGGCGATCCTGATGGCCAGCGGCTCCTCGACAGGCGAGCCGTCCCCTGTACTGCCGGTAGCGTCGGCAGTTCTTGCAGGCGTCGGCGCCGACGCCACAGGGGACGGGCTCTTGTCCGATAGCCACGCCGCGAGCTGCTTGCCGAGATCCTCGCCAGCCTCGCGGATGATCTGGTCTTTGAGCCACGCGGCCCGCGTCTTCGTGATGATCAGCTCGTGGTCCTGCGTGACGTCGCCCACGACCGTGAACTCGTACTCCAGGCCGTCACGCTGGACCGGCTGCAGGCCGACCTTCCGTACCTGCGTCCGGCCGTTGACCTGCTCGATCACGTGCTCGACCTTCGACCTGAGCGTGCAGATGATGTGCAGCTTCGCGCCCAGGATCGCGTCGACCAGTTGGTTGTGGAGCGGCGTGGCGTCACGCCAGCCAGAGAAGGAGCCCCCCCCGGACCTTTTCGCCGCCTTGTCGACGAACTCCAGGATGCCGCCCTTGCCGGCCCACGCGTGGCTCAGGCTGTCGATGATCAGAACGTCGTAGCCGGCGGCCTCGGCCTGGCCGATCGCCTGGATGAACTTCTCTGCCTCGTAGCTCTCCAGCTCGAGCACGTCAAACGCCAAGCCGCGCTCGCCAGCGTAGAGGCTGGCCGAGCCTCGCTCGGTGTCAATCACCGCAATGCGGCTGCCCAGCCCGTGGGCAATCCTCAATCCAGTCATCGTCTTGCCGCTGCCGGCCGGGCCGACAAGCCCCAGCCGCGCCCACGCGTTAGCCCTAGTTGCCTTCTTGAAACTCATCTGCGTGTCCTTTCGTATTCGAAAACCTTGGGTTTCCGTCGCTTCTCTGATATGTCCCGCTCTGCTTCCTGCTCGGCGGGGGATGATGCGTCCTTGCTACGCCGGCTCCGCCGGCCATCCTTCCGACCGTGGCGTCCTGCCGCGGCCGGTCCTGTGATTCAGAAGGGCAGCACGTTGCCGATGGGCCACGGCCGCGGGTCTACCTCGACGATGTCGGTGGCTGTCTCGATCAAGAGCTTGCCGTTGTGGTGGTCAGTCACGCGGCCGTCGTCGTAAGAGCTCTCTGACCAGCCGTGCAGCCGGAAGGAGAGGTGGTCGCCAATGGCGTAGCAGTCGATGGCCCGACGGGTGGGCGTCTGCTCGTGAAGGCCGCAAGCTGCGGCGATGTACTCGGCGTGATGGGCGTCCATGCGTTGTTCCTTCGTGGGCTATTTGAGAGCAAAAGCAGACGCGAGCGATACGAGGTCGTACACAGCCCGCGAGAGCGTCGATTCGGTCCCGAGATCCTGACCTACCTTGACCAGGGCGAGAGCCGTCAGCCAGCGGTTCCAGTCGATGCGATTCACGACGTCCTCCGTGACGTGGGCGGGAACATAATTCCCGTGTGGGATATTTGTCAACAGAGAATTTTTCGGCCGTTCTTTCGCTGAACTTTAGGCCGACTTGCGGTCGCCAGGTCGGCGGCCGCAGAGCTTGCCCTGACGGCGGAGGCCGTCTCGCTCGTTGGCGAGCTGCTGGATCTCGTCGGCATCGACGAGCATGGACCGGCTGGAGACCTTCTGGGACCAGATCTCGCCGCGGTCGGCCATCAGGCGAACGTGCCTCTGTGAGCACCCGTAGATGTCGGCAGCCTCGGCCGTGCCGCACAGCTTCCGATTCGGTGGGAGTTTGACGGGCATCTTCATAGCCCCGGAGTTTAGAAACACCAGTACACAGTGCAACTTGCCTTCCGCCTTTCCCTCCCATAGGGTTGGGCAGGCGAACTACACCCCGCTGGGCTCGAACCAGCAACCTTCGGTTCCGTAGACCGATGCGCTACTGGAACCGTAGGAACCACCTACTGGAACCGTAGGGCCAACGGTGCCGAATGCCGGACTTTCCGGTTTTGCGGGGTGTTTGACAGGTCGCCCGTCGTCAGGAGGATGGCACCACATTTCCGCCCCACGAGGGGGCGTGGCGGGCGTCAGAGGGGCTGCAGGCGGCAGCCGCTCTGGCACACCATGAAGTGCCAAGATGTACTGCAAGTCCGGGCCGGCAACGCTCTCAGCGTATGCCGCCAACTACAACCTCCTCCGCGATGTGCGGCCGGAGACCGTCCGCCAATACGGCATCACCGCCCGGCTTTTTGAGCAGTGGGCAGGCCACCCCGTGCAGCTCGTCGAGCTCGACGAGGCCAGCGTCTCGGCGTGGCTGCGGGACTACGCCGCCTCTGGCGTCGTGCCAGAGACCGTCCGTTCCAAGAAGGTGGGCTTGCTGGCCCTCTGGCGGGCCGCAGCCGATGAGGGCCTGTGCGAGCCTCCTACACGCCGTATACGGTCGGTACGCGTGCCGTACAAGGCACCCACCTGCTGGACGTGGGAGGAGGTCTCCGCCCTCCTGACGGCCTGCCAGGGCCTCCAGCGGTGGCACAAGACGGGCCTCCGCCGGTCGGCGTGGTTCGACCTGGCTGTCCGGCTGGCCTGGGACACAGGGCTCCGCCAGGGCGACCAGTGGCGGCTGCCGGTGGCCGACATCCGGCCCGACGGGGCCGTCGGCCTGGTGCAGTCCAAGACGGGCAGGCCCGTTCTGTGCCAACTGTCCACGTCAACCGTCGAGGCCCTGCGGATCTCGCTCGAGGTGTCCCCGCGGCAGATCGTGACGCCCTGGCTGTCATCGCACGAGACCTTCGACGATCAATTCAAACGGCTCGTCGCAAAGGCAGGTATCCGGCCGGGCACCTGGAAGTGGCTCAGGCGGGCGAGCGCCACCGATGTGGAGATCCAGAGGCCGGGGGCCGCCACGGCCCACTTGGGCCACGTTCCAGGTTCCAGAATCGCGGAGCGTAGCTATATCGACCCGGCCCAGTTCTCACGCACCGCCACCACGCCACGCGAGCTCGTCGTGGCAGCGTTTCAAGGTAGGCAAGTGGGGGGGGGGGGGGGGGGCAGGAGGAGGC